CACAAGACGAAAGCCGATCAGGTGTACTGGATGCCGGACCTTGACGAGCATGTGATCGTAGCGCTCTTTGGGCACGGGGTGGAAGACGGCGTGGTGCTGGGCGCGATCTATTCCAATCCGGCGCCGCCGCCGATCACCGATCCCGAGGTGGCCCATGTCGGGTTCAAGGACGGCACCGTCCTCGAATACGATCGGGCCCAGTCGGAGGCCCGCGCCACGCTGGTCGGGGATGCCCAAGTCCAGCTCCTGGGCGATCTGAAACTTCTGGTCGGCCAGGCACTCAAGGTCCTGGCGCTCGAAGGGATCGAGCTGGATGGCGGCACGCAAGACCTGACAGGCGTGGTGACCCAGAGCTGTACCTGCGCGTTTACGGGGAATCCCCATCCGCACGCGTCGCGGAATGTGACGGCGAGTCGCGGCTGACGGGTCCCTCTCCTCTGGTGGGAGAGGGTGGGGGTGAGGGGGAACGATGGCGATGTCGGCGAGTGTGCTCTCGGCCCTGATGCAGACGAAACTCCTCGCGCGGGGCTTCACCGAGGGGGAGTACGAGTCCTGGCGAATGCTCTGCGACGCGCTGGCCGAGGCCGTGGTGGAGCATATCACGCAAGCGGCGCGGGCGGTGGGCACGGACTCGCGGGGGGACAGTCATGACCTGCCCATCGTCTGAGAGGACCGGCTCCGTGACGAGTGACGAGTGACGGATGACGGGTGACGAGGGGACCCATGGCCGTTTGTGACTTCATCCATGCCGAGGTGGCGCGGGTCGAGGCCGAACTGCAGAAGCTGCTCGCGGTGCGGAACGCCATGCGGCGGGCCGCGTCCCTCCTCGACAGCGTCCCGGACAACGTGGCCGATCTGCTCCCGCCGGTGCCGTCGCTGCCCACGGCGGCCGAGTGGCTCGCGGCGGCCGGGTCCTGTCCGTGGATTGCGGCGTTGCTCCCACCGGGGTTTGGGCCGAACAGTGTCCTGCCGCTGGCCCAACTTCGGAAGCTGCAAGCGGGCTTCCGGGCCCAGATTGCCGGGGCGCTCCGTGGCCCGATCGGGCGCGGGGTGCGCCTGCTCCAGGTCGGCGCGGCGGCGCTAGCGCCGGTGCGCGTGCTGCTCGGGCAGCTCCAGCAGCTGGAGCAGTGTCTGTCCGGGGTCTGCAACCAGGTGGGGAGCTACGCCCAGTGGGTGGACGAGTTTGAGGTCGACAGTCTGGGGCATCCCCTGATCGCCGCGAGCGCGCAGGCCCAGGCGAAGGCGTCGGCGGCCAAGGCCGCGATCGACGCCAAGGTGGCCCTCATCAATAGTTGGGCGTGATGGCGACGAATTGGGCGAGTCTCAAGCTGGGGACGTTCGGGACCGTGGTGGAGGACCTCGATGATGTGCGCCAGTGTCTGACGATCATTGTTCTGACGCCGAAGGGCAGCGACCCGCACCGTCCCGACTTCGGCACCGACATCCGGCCGTGGCTGGATGCCCCGCTCCCGCTCGCGGCGCCCCGCATGGTGGCAGACGTTGTCACGGCGATCGAGACGTGGGAGCCCCGTGTGGAGGTGGACCAGGTGCAGGTCCGGCGGGGCGATGGACCCGGGCATCTGGTCGTCGCGATCACGGTGCGGATCCGCGAGACGGGGCAGCCCCTGACGGTGGAGGTCCCGCTGGCGGCGTGAGTGAAGCGTCATGAGTGAACTGACTCCCCCCGTCTTTGTCGAGGTGGATCCGGCCCAGATCACGGCAGATCTGATCGCCCGGTACGAGGCCCAGACGGGCCGGACGCTCTACCCGGCCCAGCCGGAGCGGATCCTGATCGATCTCCTGGCGTACCGGGAGACGCTGTTGCGCCAGGCGATGCAGCATGCGGCGGAACAGAACCTGGTCCAATGGGCGACCGGCGCCTACCTGGACGCCCTGGGGGCCTTGGTCGGTGTCACGCGGCTGCCGGCACGCCGCGCCGAGGCGACCTGGACGGTGATGCGCACGGCGCCGCCCACCGGCAGCCTGACGGTGCCGGCTGGGACGGAGGCGACGGTGACCGGGACTCAGGTCCGTTTTCGGACCACGGCTGATCTGGTGCTGGCCGACGGCGTGGCCACCGGGACGGTCGCGGCCGAAGCCGTCGAGCCAGGACCCGCCGGGAACGGCTGGGCGATCGGGACGACGCTGACGCTCACCGCCCCGATCAGTGGCGTGGCCGGCGTGACCTTGGCGACCGTCCCCGCCGCCGGCGCCGACGTGGAAGACGATGGGCACCTGCGGGAGCGGGTGCTCCTCGCCCCGGAAGCGTTTTCTGTCGCCGGCGCGGCCGGCGCCTATCGCTACCATGCGTTGTCGGCGCATCGCGCTGTGATCGATGTGTCGGTGCACAGCCCCGCGCCGGGGCAGGTCCTGGTGACGGTGCTAACCGATCCGCTGCCCGTGTCGCAGGCGATCCTGGACGCCGTGGCGGCGGCGCTCACGGCCGAGCAGGTCCGGCCGCTGACGGATACGGTCACCGTGCAGGCGGCGACAGCGGTGGCCTATGCGATTGCGGTGCAGCTCACCGTGCTGCGCCACACGATTTATCCGGAGGTTCTCAGCGCCGCGCGGGCGCTGCTGGCCGACTATGCGGCCGCGCAGCGCCGGCGGCTCGGGGCGGACCTGGTGCCGGCCCATCTGATCGGCGCGCTCCGGCAGCTCCCCGGCGTGCATGACGTGGTGGTGGTCCAGCCGGCGGCGCAGGTGCTGAGTGGGGCCGAGGTCGCGGTTCTCACCGGGACGCCGACGATCACGATCACGAGCGAGGTGGAGGGCTGATGGCGGATCCGTTGCTGCCTCCGAGTCTGCGCGGCGATGCGAACCTCGCGGCCCTGGCCGACTGTGTGGCGGCCGCCATGCCGGCGGCGTCACTCGACCGCCTGCTGGTCTATCTGATCGACCAGATCCCGGCCGCGGCCTTGCCCGTGCTGGCGCAGCAGTTCCATGCCGACTGGTGGGATGCCGAGGTGCCGGAGTGGCGCCAGCGGGAGCTGGTCGCCGCGCTGCTGGTGCTGCATCGGCGGAAGGGGACCGTGTGGAGCGTCCGCGAGCAGCTCACGCGCCTCGGCCAACCGGACGCCGAGCTGATCGAAGGCGCGCAGGCGCACCGGCACGATGGCCGGATCGTCCGCGACGGCTTGTGGTATTACGACGCGCATCCGGCGGGCTGGGCCACCTACCTGATTCGGCTGCCGACGCCAGAGACGCTCGATCGAGCGCGCCAGCTCGCGGCCGCGTGCCGCGCCCAGGCGCCGGCGCGCTGCCGGCTGGTCCGGCTGCACTATCCGGAGGCGAGCATCCGCTATAACGGGGCGGCCCTCCACGATGGATCGTACACGCGCGGCGTCGTGGACGCCGTGTCCTGGGAGTAGGGGGAGACGATGGCGAATCTGGACGAAACGGCCCAGTGGGAAGCGGGGATTTATCAGCTCGAGACGACCGACCCGGTCACCGGCGGCCCCGACGGGGTGGACAACCTGCCCCACAAGCTCCTCGCCAACCGGACCCTCTATCTGAAGCAGCAGATGGATCGCCTGTCCATCATGGGGGCCGATCTTGCCACCGTGGGCGGGGTGCTCACACTCCCGGACTCCGGGGGCTATTTCGTGGTGACCGGTGCCGAGCCCCTGACCCAGATCTCCGCCCGCGCCGCTGGCGAAACCGTCCGTCTGCGGTGGGCGAGCACGCGGGCGATCCAACAGAATCCCGCGCAGCTCGTGCTCCCCAACGCCCTCAGTGTCACGGTCTATCCCGGAGAGTTCACGGAGTGGATTTCCGATGGAGGGGGAATCTGGCGACTGGTCACCCCCCGTGACTGTGTCGGAAAGATTGCCATGCACGGCGGCGCGACCGCCCCGGCTGGCTGGCTGCTCTGTGATGGGTCGGCGGTCAGTCGGCAGACCTACGCGGGACTGTTTGCCGTCCTGGGGACCACCTGGGGCGCGGGGGATGGGAGCACCACCTTCAATCTCCCGGATATACGCGGGCGAGCCCCTATTGGGGCTGGTCAAGGGAGTGGGCTGACGAACCGGGCGCTCGGCCAAACCGGCGGCACCGAGACGCATGCCCTGACCATTGCCGAGCTCCCCGCGCACACCCACGAGTTCTTCTCCTCGTGGGGGGACACGGGCTATCAGGTCATCCAGCCGGCCAGCGACCTCGGCCGGCGCAAGCCGCATCCCGACGATGACGTGACCGCGTATCCCACGGAGGCCACGGGTGGCGGCGGGGCGCACAACAACATGCAGCCATTCGCGGTCATGCTGTTCATCATCAAGACGTAAGGGGAGGCGCAGGACCATGTTTGTGCATCAGCCCGATGGATATATTCGCGTGGGGGTGTACCGTGGCTCGCTCGCGGAGTTTCTATTGCTTGAGCCCGACTACACCTTGCCGGAGGGGTGTCGCGGACGAGTCTATATCCCGGGACAGCAGCACAGCCTCTTCACGGCCACCGATCAGCTCGGCGGGCCGCTGCCGTGGCCGGAGGGCGATGCCTACCTGGCGAAGGAGGCGGTCTATCTGGCCGCCCAGGCTGAGCAGCGGGCGGCCGAGCGAGCGGCCTGGGAAATGGCCGAGGTCTCCAGGCCGAATCCGGATGGCTTCCTGCGGCACCTCCCGACGATCTTCGGCGCCGACCTGGCCGGGCTGATGACGCTGTCTCGGGAATACCCGGCCTTTCCCGACTTCGTGCGCTACCTGAATGGGCCGGCGATACAGTGGTGCATCCTGGACGCGCAGAGCCGGGAGCTCCTGACGCCAGCCCAGTACGACGCCTGCAAGGCAGCGGTGCGCACCTATCACTTGCCCGACATCACGTTGCCGTGAGCGGTGAGGTGGCACTCCCCCGTGACCACCGTAGCCAGCCCCTGTCTCTCCTGGTCGTGACGAACGACCCCACCGCCGTCGCCGGATCGCCGAAACCATCTTGCAAATACGCCCCGCCGGAGGCCACCGAACCGCGCCGATTCTGGTATCTTCTGCAAGACAGTTTCACTCTGAGAGGGAAGGTCATTTCCGGCGCTTAGCGTGAGAATTAGTCGCCGCTAGCGTGCTCCGCTCCAC